TTGAGGAGAAATAATTATGGCTATATCACTTGGCGTAGTTGAGAAAGAATATAATCAACTATTTAAAGAAAGAGAAACACTAACTGAAAGTGTTAACAAACTAGAGAATGAACTAGCAAGTACAAAGTCTCGTTTAAATGCTTTGCACGGTGCAGTACAAGTACTAGAAAAGTTAATGCGAAAAGCAGATAGCGATTTGACATTAAGAGAAGCAGAAAAAGAGTTAACACCCGCTGTAGAGGAACAACCAAATGGATAAAATAACTGAAAAGTCAAATACTTTACAAGAGATTTTAACGGTTAACCCAAACGAGGTTAATACTGAAAATGACCTTAATGAATTTGAAGAAGATTTAGTACCTGGTACTAAAAAAGATAATAAAAAAGAAAAAGAGGAATAAATGAAAACTTTTAAAGAACACATAAAAGAAGACAAGATGGTCGGAACAGCTACATCAAATGCTGCTGAAGATAGTAATATCGGTACAGCAAATTTGAAAGACCCTAATGTACTTAAAAGAGTTAACGCATTTGTTGGTTCGGTTGCAGATATGGAATATATCAAACCACAACAAGCAGTTGATTCATTAAGAGAAAAGTTAATGAGAATTGGTTTAGACATTTCACCTATGAAATTAGAAGGTGACGCTGGAACGGTATCTGGTGAAGTAAAACAATTCGGTGGTACATACGGTAAAACAACTGAAACGAAACCTGAAGATGTAGTAGTAGATAATGGTCCTGGTATTGATAACTTAAAATTAGAAGTTAAGTACGAAACATTGTCTAACGGTTCATCAAAGGTTTACGCTAAATTAAAATAGGCGTAAGTTAATGTTCAAACAGATAACCGATAAGAATTGGTTATTATATGCACAAAAGCATTATGATAATCCGACATTTGAAACTGAAAAAGAATTTTGGGATGATATAAAGAGATTTAAATATCTCAAAAGATTGTTTCGGAAATATGAAACTACGAGCCTATTAAAAATTAGGTTGGTAACAAATCATATTATCGTACTACAAAATGTTTTCGGTACGGATGCCTGTATAACTTTATTGTTATATAAAAATGATACGAAGTATTGGCCAATCCTAAAGTCTGTTTTTAAATACCTAAACTATTTGTATCCGTCGGAACTAAATGAACTGACAGAAGACGAATATGTTAAACAGGAGTTAGAGAAACTATAATGGCAAGTAGAGCAGTAGATTTATTAATAGCTTATAGAGTAATTAAATTATTGGTTACTCCGTTTAAGAACCAAGCAGCGTTTAAAACAGGTATTATAGACGCAGATGGTAAAGTACTTAAACCATATAGACTATTAAAAACAGGTGCAGAAAAATCATCTTACACAATGCTACATAGATTTGTATTCAACTTAAAAAGAATACTAGGTAGAGTAGGATTAGGTGGTAAGATAGGTTCATTTGCTGTTGCATTAGGTTTATTACTAAAAGAAGATAAAGAGTTTGCTTTAGACCAAGGTAAGAACATAGAGAGTACACTTGTTAAGATATTAAAAGAGAAGAACGAATTAGTTTATTCTATGTCTCTTAATGAAGAGTACTTTACAGATTCAACTTTAAAAGTTGGAAGTTATCAATTAAAAGAAGAACTATTTACTGGCGAAGAATTTTTACCTAAAGGTACAGATGTCTTTACTTTAGAAGAACTTACACCTGATTCCACGGTGTTAGGTTTAGATATATATAAGATGAAGTACGGTAAAGATATGCAAGAAATATATGTTCCTGGAGACTATTTAGATGAGCGAAGATAAAAAATTAAAAGAATTTAAAGATGTATGGGAAGCTTGTTGGACAGGTTACAAACAAGTCGGCACTAAAAAGAAAGGTGACCGAGTTGTACCTAATTGTGTTCCAGAAGAAGCGCCTGCTAATGCAGTTGCACACGGTGGAGTATCTATGCCACCTGACGCTGTACAAGATAAGAAAAAAAAGAAAGATGTTCTAACTAGACTTGGTACAAAGATTAAAGAGAACAAAGATAACAATAACGCTGTACTGAATAGTGTATTAGACCAATTAGATAGACTAGATGTTATTGTAGACGAATTAACATACGGTAAAAACGAACCAGAGTTTGTCGTAGGTGAACAAAAAAAATCAATTTTAGAAAAAGCAAAATTAACTGATAGTGCCTTTGGTAGTATCGGTCAAGGTTCTTATGGTTCACTTAACCCAATACCAAGTTTAGGAGATACTCCTCCAGTTAGTGCAACACGACCTAGCAGGAAGATTGGTTTACAAGCCAACAAGGATCCTAGACACGGAATAAAACAAGATAAGAAAACAAAGAACTTAAAAATAGTTAAACGAGAGGATAACAATGAGTAGTTTTAACGGATTATTAGACGCAATATTTTTACCACCAAGAAACTGGGTATTAAATAAAGCGCTAAGGTTTAAATCAGATGATTTAGATAATACAGAAGTAGAAATGTTGAAAGAATGTAGCGTAGATGTTATTGATAATGGAAAAAATACAGCAACAATTACGGTACCAAAAAATTATATAACAGACCTTGCAAGTGTACCAAGAATATGTTGGGCATTTATTGCTCCATTTGATGTTGCAAGAGCAGCTGTAATACACGACATTTTATACGAAAAAATTAACGGTGCATTTAAAGAAGGTATCATATCTACAAAGAAACAAAGAGAACTATATAGAAGTATAGCAGATAAGATATTCAGACAAGGTATGGAAAATTCAGAACCTTCAGTTCCTAAGTGGAAAATTAAATCTGCTTACTATAGTGTGAGAATGTTTGGTCGTTGGGCAATCAACTCAAGCGCTCCACGAGGTGCAAAACCACAGGCGAAAAAATAATATGTGGTTCTTTTTAATAAAATCTGCTATGGGTGCCATAGTAGGACAATCTACTAATGCCTGGTTTAAGAAAACTAAAATGGGTATCTGGTTTTACAAGAAAGTAGATAAGTGTTATAGTTGGGCAGCCAAGAGATACGATTTAGATGTTCTTTCTAAAGAAGAGAAACTAATACAAAAGTTTCCTATGTTAGTAAAGAAAATTAATAAACTAGAAGATGAAATAGCAAAAGTGAAAGTAGAACAAGTAAAATTAAGAGGTAAAAAATAATGTTTTTAACAATAGGACTTATAGTTGGTTTTGTTTTAGGTTGGTATGTAAACGAAAAGTTTGAAGACCTAGCAGAATTAACAAGTAAATTAAAATTCTGGAGATAATAATATGATATTCGGTGGTGCAAAAATGATTATGGCAGGTATATTGATTGCAGGACTAGCCGGTGGTGCAGCTTATGTTTATAAGTTGAAAGCAGACAATGAGATATTGAAAGCAAATCAAATCAAGTTAGAAGAAGCAGTTAACGACCAAAAGGCTGTAATCAAACAACAAAAAGAAGACTTTGGTAAAATACTAGAAGCGAACAAACAAATGAATGTTCTGGTGAGTGCCCTAAAGAAAGACTTAACCGACCTTGACAAAAGGTTTAATAAAAAACAACGAGACATTGGTAAACTTGCTGTAGAGAAAACAAAAGTAATAGAGAGAATAGTTAACAAAGGTAGTGCAAATGCTACTAGATGTATTGAAATCGCTATGGGTTCTCCTCTTACAGACAAGGAAATTAAAGCAACTAAAAAGAGTGAAATTAATTCTGAATGTCCATCAATAGCGAATCCAAATTATGTACAATATTAAAAATATACTTTTAGTTTTAATACTTGCAATCGCAGTTAGTGGTTGTTCTTCTGTTAAGAAGTTAGACATCTTTAAAACAGAAGTAGAAAGAGCAAAACTAAATTTAGATAAACCAACACCACCTGAACTAGAACAGATTAAGTGGATTATTATTACTTCTGAAAATGCAGAAGAAGTATTTAAGAAGTTAGAAGAAGCAGGTATAGACCCTGTGTTGTTTGGTTTAACAGACGCTGACTATCAACTCATTGCAAAGAACTTTGCTCAGATTAGAAATCATATGGTAAAGACTAATAGATTATTAGATGAGTATAAAAAATATTACGAACCTGAAGAGAAAAAAGATAAATAGTAGTATCTGAATTGAATTGTACTTTATGACTATAAAACTTTAGCATAAGGTATAAGGACATTGATAGACCCTATTTCTGCCATAGCAATGGCAACATCAGCATACAAAGCAGTAACCAGAGCAGTCGCATTAGGCCAAGAAGCTGAACATACTTTCAAACAAATGGGAAAGTGGTATACTGCTGTAGCAGATATACGCAAAGCACAAGAACACAATAAGAAACCTCCTATATTCAAAAAGTTATTTCAGGCAGGTTCTGTAGAAGAAGAATCTCTACAATTACTATTACACGAAAAGAAAATAATGGAACAAGAGAAAGAGTTGAGAACTCTTTTAAACTTCAGGTTTGGTCCTAATACCTGGAAAGAACTTACGGATATGCGTAGAAAGATAAGAGCTCAAAGAGAAAAGGAAATCTATGCACAAAAGGAGTTGCAACGCAACATATTAGATGGTATCGCCATCACTTTACTAATACTTCTAGTCGCAGCCACAATAGGTGGTTTGATATGGTTAGCAATTAGTCAAGGAAAACTCTAGTCAAATAACTGACACCTCCCTGTGTCAAATTTTTCCCACGAAAACAACCATTTAGAATGTGCCTTCTCTATAAATAATAATATAGAACATACTCAAGGACACACACAATGGATAGATTATTTAATCTTTTTATAGTATGTTTCATTATGCTAGGACTCACTACAAGTCCTGTTTGGTCTGATACGACATCATCTGGAGCGACTACAAATACTCTCTCAAATTCTACGGGAAGTAATACTACAATCACAGGTGGATATTCACAGGAAGAAACAACTACTTACCAAGATGGTTCGTCTAGTAATACCACAAGTACGACTAACGCAACCACAAACAACAACTCAAACATAAGAGACCAACAGAATACTGCCTCAGCGCCCTCTATGAGTGCTATGTCGCAAGATGTTTGCGTTATGGGTATGTCTGGTGGGTTACAATATCCTGGTATCGGATTATCACTTGGTGCTCATATAAGAGACGAAAATTGTGAACGAATTAAATTAAGTAAAGTCTTAAATGACCTAGGTATGAAGGTCGCTGCTGTTTCTATATTGTGTCAGGATCCTAGAGTGTTTGAAGCAATGATACATTCCGGAACACCTTGCCCATATCAAGGTAAGATTGGTTCAGAAGCACAAGCACAATGGAACAAATACGATAAGTTAAGACCAGACTATGATTTATATGTTGAGAAACTAAAAGTCATAGAGAACAAAGAAAAAGAATTAACAAAGACTAGTGAAAAAGACAAGTCTTTAAATTACCAATTAACTGAACAAACTGCTATCGCTAATGAGATAAGAAAAGAAAATAAGAAGTTAGACGCATACGCAGATAAACTTGAAAAGAAAGTTGAGAAACTTGAAAAGAAAGTAAATAAATCAAAATAAGGACACACTATGGAAACATTAATATGGTTAACAATTTATACAGGAGTAATAGTATATGCGTGGTTTAAATGTGATAAACTTGCTGACGACCTTAATCCTTATAATTTCCGTAAACGAGATTAAGGCAGAAACAGCAACAACTGGTAATCTATTACCTAACGCAGGCGATGGACAATCTAGTTATCAGAATACACAAGACTCTCACACACCTGATAAGGTAGGTAGTGGTTCAGGTTTTACCATTGATAGTGGTATACAAGCATTTCAAAACGAACTAGAAGCAAAAGGAACTGGTAATATTACTGCCAATGGTTCACTAGTTGGTATAACTACAGAAAAACAAAACGGTGGTCAGTTTAATATAACTGCTGATAGTTTAGATGGTGGTCTATCACTTAATTCACTTACAGAAGTGCAGAATTGCGAATGGATAGGTTCTAGTAGTCGTTGTGGTTCAGCAACTAACGGACAAGATAGTTTTTCAACAACATTAAAAATACTAGACGCCAACAACAATGTACTTGCGACTACTTCTATAACTAGAAACAATGACGCCGGTTACGGTTCTAACTCATATACATATAGCGATACAATTACTCACAACGGAACAGGTGCAAGAAATTGGGATTGGAAATGGCAAGGTATAGATGGTAACAACTCTAGTGCAACTGCTTCAGTAGGACCTAACTTATTAGGTGCAAGTCTAACTGCTACTCTAACAGATATAAATTTTCAACAATTAACAGAAGAACAAACAACTAATATATCATCAGCAAATACGCAGATAGAAGAATCACAAACAGCATTGACAGAAGTATTTAAAGAGGTACAACTATTTACACCTGAAGTTAATGTACAAATTGCACCTCCTAGAATACAAAGAGAAGAAATTAAAATAGAAGAATTTAAAGCACCTGCTATAGAAATGAAGCAACTAGAAACTATGGTAATTGAACAATTTAAACAGATAATCGTAAAGGAAAATTTAGTACAAGAATTTAATACTGCTCTCGTTGAAGAGAATATAACAGAAGAACAATTTTTTGAAGAAGTAGGTAATATGATGAAGGAGGAACTTAATGTTGCTCCAGAACCTAAAGTAAAAGAACCTAAAATGGAGGAAAATAATGTTGTAGCAAAGAAATCTAATTTAGAAGAAGAGACTATCAAAGAGGAACCTAAACAATCAGGTGAACCTAAAATAGAAAACGAACCTAAACAAGAGGAATCAAATGCAAGTAATTCAAATTCAACTGAACCAAAACCTAATAACACCGAGACTACTAAAGAAGATGAGACAAGTAGTGAGAGTGAACCTGAGGCAAGTGAGAACACAGAAGAGAAGTCAACTGAATCTTCTATGGACGAAGATAAGAAAGCAGAAGGAGAGGAGACGGAGAAGACAAATGAAGAAAAATTGGATGCAGATGAGACTGGCACAACAAAGGAAACAGATGTTGATAGCGGAGATGAGAAGAATATCGCAAGCAGCATAAGTGCCAAAGTAGAAAAGATTATTAAGAAATTAGAGAATACATTAATGACGGTAGACCAGAAAGTAAAAGCAGTACAATTTATAACACTAAAGGCAATGAGTGATAACGCTCCTGATATGTCTTCATATAAAAATCAGTCCTTTTACTCTTCTACTCAACTTCCTGATGGTAATGTAGATTTCTTTAATCAACTAAATATAGAACAAACACAAATATATAAAGGTGTAACCTTAGCAAAATATACTGATAACGACCCGCTGACTAGTCAACGAATTGAGTTAGACAGAATTAAGACTGAGGAAAACAGACTAAAAATTGAACTAGAACAATTAAGGAAACAACTATGATAAAACAATTAAAAGATAACTTGGCAAGTGTGGCAGCTTTAATCGCAGCCGTAGTTGCTATTGGTGGTGGATTCGTTAAATACGGAGAATTGACTACTAAAATGAACGCATTAGAAGAAAGAAAAGGTGTTAATATTGCACCTCTACAAGAATCAATTAAAGCATTAGAAATTAAGATTACAGAATTAGAAGGTAATATACCTGCTGATATTTCTGGTAGTGTACAAAAGAACAAAACACAAACAAAAGTAAACGAGAAAGAAATTGAAGTCTTAAAACTACAAATCCAAGAACTTAAATTAAAAGCAAAAAATCCGCTAGCGGGTTAATTGACTTTGGGAGAATAAGTCGCTATGTCTACAACAGGAAACGGTGAAACAAGGGCAACCATAACTTCACTATCTAAAGAAGTGTACGATAACCGTACGAGTATAGAGGTGTTGAAATCGGAACTTCAACAGAGCAATATGGTACATAAAAGACTAGACACAGCGATTGACAAGTTAACTAATATCAGTAGTGGTATTAAATCAATGTTAGCTGTACACGAAGAAAAGTTAAACCAAGCAGAAAAATTAGATGAGATTATCTTCTCAAAGTTAAAGGACAGACAAGAAGATACTGAAGCGAGATATAGACAACTAAAAGATAATATAGATATGACTGAAAAGCGTATTATGAACGAAATACGAAGTATTAAGAACTCTCTAGGAGAAAAGGTAAATATGCTAGAGAAGTGGAAGTACTTAATAATCGGTGGTTCTATAGTAATAGGTTTCATTTTAGCAAGAAATTTCCCATTAGTTGTAGAATTAATGAAAGTATCATAGGTGCTTGACAAATAGCATAAGATATAGTATGATGTGTACTATATTAATTAAAGAGTGCTAAATGTCAAGTTATACAGATTTAAAATTCATCAACGAAATCTCGGCCCGACTAGGTCATTTTAAGAAAAAAGGTGACTATCTATTTAACTTTAGATGTCCCCATTGTGGTGATAGTCAAAAGTCCAAACTAAAGTCCAGAGGTTATTTCTACCGTAAGAAAAACGATATGTTTTTCAAATGCCACAATTGTGGTATGGGTCAGAACCTCGCTAACTTTCTAAAACACATAGACCCAAAAGTCTATGAAAAATATCTATTAGAAAGATATAAGTCGGACGCACCAGCGACACCAAAACCAGAGTTTAAGTTTGATTTTAAACCGAAGTTAAAGATAGAGAATGACTACATATCTGAACTTACGGCAATATCAAATTTAGAAGACAAACATCCAGTACGAGAGTATGTGGAGAAGAGAATGATACCTGAAAAGTATTTTGACAAACTTTTCTTATGTCATAAGTTTTACGAGTGGGCACACAAAATCGCACCTCGTAAATACAACACTAGTAAGTATGACCATCCAAGACTAGTGATACCGTTCTATGATACAGACGGTAAAATATTCGCCTATCAAGGTCGTGCCTTTGGTAAAGAGACACCAAAGTATGTAACCATTAAGTTAGACGAAGACAAAGATAAGATATTCGGATTAGAAAGAGTAAACTTTGCACAACACATTTATGTTGTAGAAGGTCCTATTGATAGTTTGTTTATTGAAAATAGTATTGCAGCCGGCGGCGCTGATTTGACGCTAGATAGTAAATATAATCCTGAAAAGGTGACATATATATTTGATAACGAACCGAGAAACAAAGAAATAATTAAACGAATGGAAAAGATAATTGATTTAGGTTACAACATTTTTATTTGGCCAGAAGATATACAACTCAAAGATGTTAATGACTTAATTATGACAGGTGTATCTAAAGTACAACTACAAGAGATTATAAGTATCAACACATATTCAAAATTATCAGCGAAACAAGTTTTAACAAATTATAGAAAAGCATAGTAGGAGAAATAGATGACTGAAAAACAAATTAATGTTATAAAAAGAAATGGGCGTGGACAAGAGCCTTTGAATATTGACAAGATACACGATATGGTAGAATATGCTTGTGAAGATATAAAAGGTGTTTCATCAAGTCAAGTTGAAATGAATAGTGGTTTACAATTTTATGATAATATTCCTACAGACCAAATACAACAGATTTTAATTAGGTCTGCTTCAGACTTAATCTCATTAGAATATCCAAACTATCAATATGTTGCAAGTAGACTTCTTCTTTATAGTTTAAGAAAAAGTATCAATGGTAAACTATGGGACCATCCTCATTTGTTTGCTCACACAAAGAAGTGTGTAAAGTTAGGTGTCTATGACGAAGACATTTTAGTACAATATGATGAAGGTGACTTTGATAGAATGAATACTATGATTGACCACGATAGAGATTATAATTTTACATATGCTGGATTAAGACAAGTTATGGATAAGTATCTTGTACAAGACAGAAGTAGTGGTACAATCTTTGAGACACCACAATTTATGTATATGATGATTGCGGCTACAATCTTTGCGAAGTATCCAAAAAACAAAAGATTATCATATATTAAAAAGTATTACAATGCTATCTCACAATTTAAGATAAACATTCCTACGCCTGTTATGGCGGGTGTTAGAACCCCTATGAAACAATATGCTAGTTGTGTACTTGTAGATGTTGCAGATAGTCTTCCTAGTATCTTTAGCAGTGATACAGCGATTGGTTATTACACAGCACAAAGAGCAGGTATAGGTATCAATGCAGGTCGTATTAGAGGTATCAATAGTAGAATTAGAGGTGGTGAAGTTGCACATACAGGTGTTGTTCCTTTCTTAAAGAAGTTTGAAGCAACCGTAAAATCTTGTACACAAAACGGTGTAAGAGGTGGTTGTGCTACGGTACACTTTCCTATCTGGCATAAAGAAATAGAAGACATTATTGTTCTAAAGAATAACAAAGGTAGTGAAGATAATAGAGTTAGAAAATTAGATTACTCAATTCAATTATCAAAACTATTTTACGAGAGATTTATTAATGATGAAGAAATGACATTATTTTCTCCACACGAAACACCAGGTCTTTATGACGCTTTCGGTACACCAGAGTTTGATGAGTTGTACAAGAAGTATGAGAAAGATACAAAGATTTTTAGAAAGAAAGTAAGTACACAAAAATTGTTTATGGACTTATTAAAAGAAAGAGCAGAAACAGGTCGTATGTACATTATGAATATTGACCACGCTAACTCTCACTCTTCTTTTAAAGACAAAGTTAATATGTCTAATCTATGCCAAGAAATTACATTACCTACAGACCCTATTGAACATATAGATGGTGATGGTGAAATCGCATTATGTATTTTAAGTGCAATCAATGTAAGACTATTAAAGAATTTAGATGAGTTAGAAAGTTTATGCGACTTATCAGTAAGAGCATTAGAAGAGATTATAGACCATCAGAAGTATCCAGTAAGAGCTGCTGAAATCTCTACAAAGGCACGAAGAAGTTTAGGTATTGGTTATATCGGACTTGCACATTATCTAGCGAAGAAAGGTTTTAATTATGACCAAAAGCTGGCGTGGAAAGAAGTTGATAAACTAACAGAAAGTTTCCAATACTACCTGTTGAAAGCAAGTAATGAAATTGCAAAAGAAAAAACAAAGTGTGATTACTTTGACAGGACAAAATATTCAGATGGTATCTTACCTATTGATACTTACAAAAAAGAAGTTGATGAGATTGTAAATCGTAAACTCAGCTTTGATTGGGAAGCATTAAGAAAAGATATTATGCAATATGGGCTAAGACACAGCACTCTCTCCGCTCAAATGCCTTCTGAATCATCTAGCGTGGTTTCCAATGCTACAAACGGCATTGAACCACCTAGAGATTATCTATCAGTTAAGAAGAGTAAGAAAGGTACATTGAAACAAGTTGTACCTGACTATGCAAGACTAAAGAATAACTATACTTTATTATGGGATATGAAGAGTAATGAAGGTTATATAAATATCGTTGCAGTAATGCAGAAGTATTTTGACCAAGGTATATCAGGTAACTGGTCATACAATCCAGAACTTTTTGAAGAAAACCAAGTTCCTGTATCTACAATGGCACAAGACTTGTTAAATACATATAAGTATGGTTGGAAAACATCTTACTATCAAAACACTTATGACGGTAAGAAAGAAGATGAACCTATGCACCCTATGACTTATGATGAACAAATCGTAGGTAGTGTTAATCTTCAACCAGAGCAAAACAAGAATGTCTTACAAGACACACAAACAGAAGTTTCGGTTCCTGTCGTAGAAGATGACGGTGAATGTGAAGCTTGTAATATTTAAAGAATAAGAGGAAATAAAATTGAGCAATACGGTATTCAATAAAGGAAAATCAATAGACTACACTAAACAACCTATGTTTTTTGGTGAGGAACTACAGGTTCAAAGATACGATAATATGAAATATCCTATCTTTGATAAACTTACACAACAACAATTAGGTTTTTTCTGGAGACCTGAAGAAGTATCTTTGCAGAAAGACAGGTCTGATTGGTCAGCATTAAGACCAGAACAGAAGTTTATCTTTACATCTAATCTAAAATATCAAACTATGTTAGATAGTGTACAAGGTAGAGGTCCGTGTCTTGCGTTTTTACCTTTCGTATCATTACCAGAACTAGAAGGCTGTATTGTAACCTGGGACTTTATGGAAACAATTCATAGTAGAAGTTATACATACATTATTAAGAACTTGTATTCAGACCCAGCAGAAATATTTGATACTATTATAACAGATGAAAAGATTGAACGAAGAAGTAAATCAGTAACCAATGCCTATGATGACTTTATCACTACAGGTATGAAACATCAATTAGGTAATAAAGTTGATGAGTATGATTTAAAAGAAAAACTATGGAGAACACTTGTAACCGTAAACATATTAGAAGGTTTAAGATTTTATGTTTCTTTTGCTTGTAGTTTTGCATTTGGTGAACTAAAACTTATGGAAGGTAGTGCAAAGATTATCTCTTTTATTGCTAGAGACGAATCACAACACCTTGCCGTATCACAAAGAATTATTAATAACTATCGTGGTCCTGAAAACGATAAGGTTATGAATAAGGTTATAAAAAATAATGAAAAGTTTGTTGAACAAATGTACAAAGACGCAGTAGAAGAAGAGAAGCGTTGGGCAACATATCTATTCTCAAAAGGTTCTATGGTAGGACTTTCTGAAAAGTTATTACACAATTATGTAGAATGGACAGCAAACAAAAGAATGAAAGCAATTGGTATTAAACCAATCTATGAACAAGGTAATGCTAATCCTTTACCGTGGACTGAACATTGGTTTAACAGCAGAAGTTTACAAAACGCACCACAAGAGACAGAAATAGAAAGTTATGTTATCGGTGGTATCAAACAAGATGTTGAAAAAGACCAGTTTAAGAAATTTAAATTATAATGGAAAAAGCAAAATACGAATGTCCTCATTGCGAAGAGGAGTTTACAATATCGTGGAAAAATGACGAACTGGAACCAATAACTTGTCCGTTTTGTGGAGGCTCAATAGACGAACCTGAAGATGATGTTTTAACAGAGGATACCACAGATGACGAAGATAATTGGAATTGATTACTCATTAACTTGTCCTGCTGTATGTGTTGTTGATGAACGACCATTAGTAGACGACCCATTACAGAATTGTAAGTTTTACTACTTAACAACCGTTAAGAAATATGAAGGTGTATTTTTAGATGGTAAGATAGTAGGAAATCTTATGCCTGAATGGAATACTGAACAAGAACGACACGATAAAATTAGTGATTGGGTATTCAGTAAGAGTGTAGGACATACAATAAATCCTAGAGTGTTTATTGAAGATTACTCATTTGGTAGTAAAGGTAGAGTATTTAACCTTGCAGAAAATACTGGTTTATTAAAACATAAGTTATACAAGAAAGGTATCAAGTTTGATACCGTAGTGCCTAGCGTAGTAAAGAAACTTGCTACAGGTAAAGGAAACGCAGACAAAGAGAAAATGTACGATAAGTTTTACGAGGAAACAGGTGTAAATCTTATGGAACATTTAGACCAACAAACTCTCAAAAATCCTGTTACCGACATAGTAGATAGTTATTTTATAGTGAGGGGCGGCTATGACCAGTATATGGAAAAAGATAAAAAATAAAGACAGGTGGATAGGACTTGCAATCGCAGTTTCTTCCGTATTCATCTTATCAGAAGCAAATGTAGACACACAATGGCTAGGTTGGTTTTTATCAATTATAGCGTGTATGATGTGGGTCTGGTTTGGATATAGAGATAAAGATTATCCTAGAGCATTGATGGAATTGATGTATTTACTACTATCTATGAGAGCAATGTACAACTGGCTTATCTAAAAAGTCAGTAAAATCAACAAAAAAACTTCAAAAATAACCAAAAAAGTGCTTGACATACTATTAAAAGTATGGTATTATGTATATATGATGAAAAAACACACTATACAAAACACACTAAAATGGTTAGGAACCTTCACTTTGATACTTGGAACAGGTATTAATTCACTTGGAATATACCCTTTAGGCCCTCTAGTAATGGTGCTAGGAGGGTTGATATGGTGTATCGTAGGTATTATGTGGAAAGAACTATCCTTAATAATCACAAATTTGACACTTTCTATCGTTTCAATCGTTGGAATATGTTATAAATTAGGGTATTTATTTTAATAATATGCTCGTTTTTTGCTTGACAATGATTGCGAAATGATGTATTATATGAGTATGAATAAGACAAAAGAACAATTAAATAACAAAGGAGAACCACACTATGAGTAAAGTAATGCAATACTATTGGGACGAAGCTGAAAAAGCAGTAGACAAACTTTTAGAGAAATATACTAAAGGTGATATTGACTACAACAAATGTAAATCTGAAATCTTAAAAACAGATGGTATTGACTTGATGTCAATTGATGAGTACAATGTTGATGAAGTAATAGAAACTGCTGAAAACAATTCAGGTTTATTCGCTTAATGAAAAATTATAAAGATAAAAAAAGAAATAAATTTGAGAGAAAACTAGACGAATACAATCACACTATGGAATTTATTAGAACTATCATACCGATTGCAATTTTAGTTTTACAAGTAATAATCTTGGTGAGGTTGACTTAATGATTACTAGTTTTTTTATAATGATGTTTACAATGATGACTATAATAATACTATTGAGAAAGGTACTATCATAATGATGACAAAAGGTTCTAGTTTAAATTTAGTTTACGGTATTGAATACTATGATGAAGAAGATATGGAATACTTCCACATCTATCACACTATCTTTAGAAATGTTCCTTTAAGTCAGTTGAATAGACTAAACGACAAAGAATTTCAAAAAAGAATTAAAACCTATTGCGACAAACACTATACAGAAAGTGCTGTAAACGCTACAGGTAGTAGTAAAGTTGAAATGATACACGGCGACAAGTATTATGAAACTTACGAAGATTCACTTTACATATATTTGGTGATGGAGTACATAAATGGTGGCGAGCTCTTCGAATTCATCTGCAAATAAGAGAA